ACCAGTTGTAGCACTACTTTCTAAAATTAATTCATCGCCACCTGCACCTGCTGTTGCTCCTGAACTTGATGATTCAATGTGAAGTTTACCATCAGGACTAGTCGTTCCAACTCCCAATCTTTCAGCACTTGCATCCCAAAAAAACTTAGCTGTTGAACCTGTGTCCTCGTAGAAGGATATGTCTCCTGAGCTATCAATTCTGAGTGCTTCCGCTGCATCTGCACCATTAGCATTGGGTGCAAAAACCAAAGAGTTTCCAGTTCCATCTGTTTCAGTAGCACCTATATATGCCCTTCTATTTGCTGTTGTTGTATGAGTAAAATAAATTTTACTTGCATTTGATGTGGTATTGATAAACTTCATATCCCCACCACTTATTGAAAGCAATTCATCAGGACTATCAGTGCCAATTCCAACGTTGCCTGTATCTCTTTCAATACTTAATCTGGTATTAACTGTTGATTGGTTGCCTGACTTTATATTTAGATTATTAGTGTTACCATCTAACTCTAATCTATAACCAAAAACTGCTGTAGTTCCAAAAGATGCTCCCTGAGAGCTGCTTTCTAATAAATCTATAGTAGAGCTATCAGCAGCATTTGCATCATATCTGTTTATAACTAACCTAGATGCTGCTCCTGTTTGTTCAACTCTTGTTTCACCAATAACATGTAATTCAGAAGATGGACTAGTCGTTCCAATTCCAAGCGATTCAGCACTTGCATCCCAAAATAGTTTTGCTGTAGTTCCTGTGTCCTCGTAGAAGGAGATGTCTCCACCACCTTCAATAGTCATAAAAGTAGTACCGCCTGATGGAGATTCAGTATTAGCTGTAGCTACTGAAAAATTTAATTTACCATCTTCAGTTGTACTTGAGGCATCATTTATTGTTGCAAAAATACCTGCATAACCTACTGCAGTACCAGCATCATTATTGCCTTTAAATAAAAGCATACCTATATTATCACCATCAACAGGAGAAGCAGAGTCTCTAAATAAAACTAAATCGGGAGCAGTAGAGCCACCAGCATCTGTACCTGTAATAATAAAATTATTAGTAGTACCTGTTCCTGTATTGAATGTAGCTGTACCATCAACAGTCAAACCATCAAAGGTTGGAGTTCCTGAAACGTTTAAACCTGTAAGAGTACCAAGACTTGTAATATTAGGTTGAGCTGCTGTTAAAACTGTTCCTGTCAAATCTCCAGTAACATCTCCAGTAACATTACCAGTCAAGTTTCCTGTTACATTACCTGTTAGTGTACCTGTTATAGATGTATTAGCTGTAAGTGTTGTAAATGTTCCCGCAGCTGCTGTAGTACCACCAATGACAGAGCTATCTATAACTGCTCCGTCTAGGTTCATAGCTACTGAAGTACCAGTAGCGCTAAATAAACCATCAACAGTATCAAGGTCAGCGTTTAGCTTTGTTCCCCAAGTATCAGTAGATGCTCCTACTTCTGGTTTAGTTAAGTTTAAATTCGTTGTAAATGTATCTGCCATAAAAAAATTCCTTTAAGCTGCGTCTTGTTCGCCTAATTCATTCCAAGTAGTAGATGGATTAGATTGATCGGTCCATGTTGTACTTGTTTGTAAATCTGTCCATGATGTATCTGGATTCGCTTGGTTTGTCCAGGTATCGGCTATTATATCTTGTTCTGTCCATGTTTCATCAGGAACAATTATATCTTCCCATTTTAGACTACCAATAGCATTAAATCCACTTAATTGTGTAATTGTAGATGATGCTCTATCTATCTGATGTCCTACTGCATCAAATCCACTTACAGCTTCTAATGTGGCAACAGCGCTTATAGTAAACCTACCAGTAGCAGTCATGTCTGATACTGCTGGTCCAAAGACTACACCACGGTCTATTTGATGACCTGTAGCTGTCATACTGCTTGATGCAGTTATGGTTGATGCACCTGGTACTATCTTTGTTGGTACTGCGGTTACACTAGATGTAGCAGCTATAGTTGCAGATCCTAAATCTATTTGTGTACCAACAGCTGTAAATCCAGATGTTGCTGATATAGTTGCAACACCCCTATCTATTTGTCTGCCAGTAGCAGTAGCACTAGATACTGCATTAATAATCGCTTGTCCGCGATCTATTTGTCTACCTATTGCTGTTGCAGAAGATACTCCTGCTATGGTTGATGCACCAAGATTTATCTTATGACCAACTGAAGTAAATCCTGATGTTGCAGCAGATGTTGCTGCTCCTAAATTAATTTTATGACCTACCGCATTAAGGTCAGAGGTTTGTGCAGATGTTGCACTAGCTAGTTTTTGTACTGATGATTCAGCTGTAAAACCTGATGATGCTTGTATTGTTGCAGCACCAAAATGATAAACGGGAGTTCCATAGTTGGACTTCCCGTATGTATATAGACCATAGCCTACTGAGGCCATGGTATTAAGCTAATGTTATATCTAAATCGCCAGCGTCAAATCTGAATACATCACCTGTACTTACAGTTTTAGATGTTGTTAAGTTTGCATAAGCTAATAGATTACCGCTTGATGAAGCATCTAAAATACCAACTGCAACTACAGTTCCATAATCAGCTGTAGCTGTTGGATATTCTATTGCAGCTGAATTAGTAGCTGTTGTAGGGTTTGTACCAGAAACAGTAAATGCTCCTGATTGTCTTGCGTATGATCCGCCAGTTACTTCGGTACCACCACCTGTATCTGTAGGTGCTACAGTATATAAAGCAACATATAATGTTCCTGGTGCTGTATAAGCATTACCACCAAATACATGGTCTAATACTTTATCTTCTAAGTAATCACTAAATCCAGCCATATTGTCTCCTAATTATTATTCCAATAATAAATGTTTTTACCAGACTTGCCATAAGTTCTTCTTCTTTGCATTAGAGATCCTTTGCCAAACTCTGCTTTCTCTTGTTCCATTCTCATCTCTTCTAATGCCTTTTCAAATTGTGCTGTAAATAACGGCACTCTTTCATCTTCCATTAGATAGATAGAAGCATGTTTTAAAGCACCATATAAGTAAGCATCTGGATATCCTGTGGATATAAAGTTCGTTGTATTAGAACTGCTTAAAGCATCTATAGTGCCATAGTATGTTAATTGTAGCGTATAACTTGCATCAGGGGTAGGTGCTAACTCTAATGAATTATCTACAATTGCATAATAAATTGGTTGACCAGTTACATTATTATTGGCTTTTCTATACACATCTAGTGATTCTAAAGATTGTTGAAATAATGGTCTAAAATCATTTGATGTTATTTCTACATTAATAGCTTCTAACCAATCAGTTGGTAAGCTCATGTATTGTCCATCTGCTGTAGCAGTTGCACGCTTTACCATGTCTTTGTTTCTTAATCTTCTGTTAAATTCTGATTCTGTTGCGTCTATGAAAAAATCTAGCTGGTCTGTTAAATCTGACCTGTTTAAGAAATTTGCAATATTAGTTTTTAATTCATCGTATGTCATACTTTACCTTTCCATGTTCTAAATGGTTTGTTATCTGAATGGTTTAGCCATTTCTTCCATTGCGCAGAATCTTGCGCCCATCCTTCTCGGACTGCTCTTTGATATACTACCATAGGTATTTCTGCCACATGGCGAAAATCTTTACCAGGTGTATATTCAGATAGATTTTTTACATAATCTAAAGTTGGCTGTATATCCTGCTTTGTGTGATAAACAACTTTATCATCTTCTGTTGCGAATACAGACTTATAACCTTTCTTGTGATCTATTAATGTAGTCTTTGCCATAGACAGATTTTAGCACAAAAAAAAGGGATGCCGAAACATCCCTTTAAGCTAATTAATAAAACTTATGAAGTTGTTAAATCAGCAACGACTCCGTGAGCAGCTTCGTTAGATACTTCTAACCCATACTCAACAACAATCATTTTTGTTTCAGCATCGCCTATTGTAGCAATATCAACAGTTTTAAAGTCTCTTAAGTAAGATACTTTAGCAAACTCTGGATCTACTAATAGTAATGATCTTTCTCTTGATCTGTTTGATGGAACGATTTTTAGTTCACCAAAGTCAGATGAGTAAACAGATACTGAAGCTTCTACAGTATTTGCATCAATCATTTGTCTAGCTTGAGTTCTACCTGTGAAACCAGAAATAACTTGTTTGTTATGTGGTCCACAAATTGCCATTGAAGGCTCTCCGCCATTTTCAAAGCAAAGTTGTAGAGTGTCTTTTAGTAAAGTCTCAGTTAAAGCTCTTTGAGTTCCGTCTGTTGGAGCTGCACCACCACCTGTTGAAGCACCTGAAGTACCTCTTGAGTCGTTAGATGTAATCCAAGATTCAAAACCGCCAGTTACCCTAGCTGTTGTAGCATTACCAGTTGTTTTAGCGCCTTTTTGACAAAGAGCTTCTTCCATATCTCTTTTTAATGCTTTAGACATAATAGCTAGTTGGTGAGCCATTTCTGATCTCTTACCAGCTGGGTCTGAAGCGTCTTGTGAGCCAGTTACAGTTGCATCTCTTTTTGAGATCATTGCAACATTACTTACTCTAGTTGTAGCTGTAGCAGTAGATCTTGATAGTTCAAAACCTTCTAACTGACCAGCAGCACTAGGTGTAGGTAATGATTCTGTTTGCCAATCAAACACTACGTTATTAATATTTCGTTTACCAATTGATGACATAAATGGTGTTTGCATTGGAGAGATGTTGTAAATGATATTACTTAAATCTTCTCTGTCAGCTGTTGCCGAATATGTGTCAAAGGCGTTAGTTACTTTAGCCATTCTTATACTCCTGTATAAATAAAATTATTTTAAAAATTGTTCAAAAACTTTAGCCGCATCTTGGACTTTTCCAGATTTAGCTAACCTTTGTTTTGCTTTCTTCACAGGTGCTGCCGATTTAGGTCGGTTAGTAGTACCAGGTCTAGCCACTCTTGCTGGTGCTTTTTGTGTTGGTTTTTTCTTTGTGGCTTCAACTGTTTTAGAGTTTAACCAAGCATTTCTTAAACCAAGCAAAGCACGATAATCATAAACCTGTTGTATCTCTTCAGGTGTATAACCTAAAGTATTTACAGCATATTCACTAATAGCAGCCTTTTCTTTTAACGCAACCTCTTGGTTTTGCCATTCAGGGATTATTTCAAGAAGCTTTTGATTGCCGTATTCAACAAATTGTTGAATTTGTGTTTGTTGTTTAACCAAAGCTTCTTGTTGAAGCCTTTGTTGTTCAGCACTTACAGCACTAAGCTTTTCTTTCTTTTCATCCCAAAGCTGTTTTTCGCGAACATACCCAACAGGATCATCTTCGTACAAAGTGTTCCAGTCTGGTTCGTTAGCCAGTTCGCCCTTTAATTGGGCTTCCATCTTCGGTAACAACTGCGAATAAATCGCGTCTCTTTGCGCTAACTCTGCTTGCTGCTGCTCAATAGTCTTACGCTGTTGAGAGAGTTCTTGTGTTTTACGCGTATAATCTTGCTGACGAGAATATCCGTTGATGAGTTCGTCTTGCGTCACCTCAACTTCTTGACCATCTACTTTTACTGTAAATGTCTGAGGTTGCAAGGCTTCCTCTTCAACATCGGTTTGTTCTTCATCCAGTTCTTCGTCCTCATCGTCAAACTCTTCGTCATCTTCTACATCTTCTTCAAGATCTTCAGATGCTTCAGGTTCTTCTTCAAGGACTTCTTCTTGTGTTACTTCTTCTGTTTCTGTGACTGCATCCTCAACCTTATCCTCTTCAGGGGTTAAGAAACTTTCAAACATCGAAGTAGTAACTTCCTTATCAGTTTGTAAAGCAGTCGGTTTATCCGTTATTGCCATAATAAATACTCCTTATGTATTTAAGAGTATTTTAGCTTAATAATGTGTAAAAAGGGAAGGTTTAACCAATATTTCTAATTTTGTTTATATTAGCTTGTGTAAGTTTACCTTTCTCTGCAATGATACGAAGATGTCTTTCAACCTCTGGTAATAGTAATAATGATCTGTGGATATCTTCTCTAGCATTAACATCATCTATCTCTCTTGAGTTTAACCAATGAGTAATGTATTCGTTTTTAAGATTTTCTATTGCTTCTTTAAAAACTTCTGAGGTTAATATTTGTTCTGCTTGTGCTGCTTTAACTACTTCTTCGTGTGATACTGACATTAAAATAATCCCATAGGTCTAGGTTGTGATATTGAAAAACTACTGCCTGTTGGCTGTTGTAAACCTAATAAACTTTTTTCTAACTCTGCAAGTCTTGTGTCATAAGCTGATAAATCAGGAGCTTGAAAAGTTGGCATATCAATACCAGCTATAGCTTTGGATATATCATCTTGTGTTACAAACTTAGAAATATCTGGAATTTGTTGTTGTGGTATAGACATTAATATATCTTGTTTTAAAACGCTTGGGTCAAAACTTGGTATATCTTCCAACCTAGCAAGACCACTTATATCAGGAATATTAATACTTCCTCTTATATCTTCCATAAGTTCTTTTCTTAGTGCCTCTTCGTCAAAAACATTAGGTGTTGGTATATCTTCCTGTCTAACAAATTGTGAGAAGTCAGGTAAGTTTAAATCTTGTTGTATATCTTCTATAGAAAATTCTCTGCCTGTTGGAATATTTGGTATTAATGATGGTATATCTTCTTGCCTGACAAATTGTGACAAGTCTGGAGCTTCATACTTTGGTATATCTATGCCTGCTCTTATATCTTTTATTAATTCATCTCTATCTATTGAAAACTCTCTACCTGTTGGAATGTCTGGAATAAAAGAAGGTATGTCTTGTTTAGTAACAAACTGTGATAAATCAGGTTGTTCAAAAGTTGGCATACTTTCAGCTATTCGCTCTTGTACTATTTTGTCTATAGCATCTTTATCAAAACCACCATCAAATAATTTACCTATGTTTAATAAATTTTCTAGGGGTGGTACATCTCTAATATCTTTTACGCCACTAAATATATCTCTAAATGGTATGTCTTTTCTATCAACAGGAATATTTACACCACCAATACCTGTTCCAAAATATCTTGGATCATCAAATTCTCTTGTTGGAGGTAAAATTGGTGGAGGTGGAGGTGGAATATCTACATCTTTTGGTAAGTTTAATTGTTCTTGTGTATAACCCATTGGTTGTTCTGGAGAGTAGCTTACGCCTGGTGCAATGACTTGAGACATTGGCATACCGCCAGCTATAGAACGTGCATAGTCAAAACCAGAACGATATGTAGGATCTGAAGTTGGTATTGTATAACTACCAAAATCATCTGGACCTAATTGTGGTTTTTGGTTAAAAACATTTTTTAAATTTTGCATAAAACCACCTTTTTTGACGGGTTGTTTTTGGTTGAGTTGTTCTAATAAATCTAAATCTAAATTTATGTTTGGTATTCCTATTGCCATATTAACCTGTTATTAACTTGTCCATTTTTTCGTCTAGCTTGTCTAAACGATCTATAACTCTGTCTATACTGATTGTTAATTCAACCTTAGTTACATAATCTTTTGCAACTTCTTCACGAGTCTTATTGAGTAGTATATCAACTCTTTTTAACTCTGTCGCGTTGGTTCTTATGCTATGAACTATAGGAGCAAAGATTAGAGTAATAATTATGTTCCAATACATCATTGGGTCCATGCTAATAACTCCAGATATGTGGTCTTGGGCGACCTTGTGAATCTTTAGATATATCTAAGTGTATAAATCTAGCACCACCTTTTTGGTTGACTCCAATACCAGTAAAACCATAATTAGTAGCTTTAGATATAATCTCTAATGCTTGTTTACCTCTAACACCTATGTCAGCTGCTAGACCAACGGCGTGTGTGCCTGGTTTTGATTTGTTTATTTCTACAGGATGTTCAGCACACCTATAACCACTTGTTATCTTAAATGGGAAACCACAATCAGTTCTAAGCGCTTGCAGTTTATCTATAAGCTCATGTTCTATTTTGTTTTCACCACAATGCTTACAAGCAAATTCTTCTAATTTAAAGTTATCCCAACTCATCTAGCAACTCCTTTGGTTTTTTCAAATGTTCTAAGTCCGCCAAGTCCTAACATACCCATCAATACAGTCATCAACGATCCCATGTCAAAGGATGGTAATACAAAAGATATTCCAAATGCTGAGAGTGCGAAGATAATAATAGGCTGAAGCAAAAAGTGATAAAGCAAAGCAATACCGCAAGTCCAACCCACAAATGGCCGCCAACCGCTAACAAATATAGACTTATGGCCAGCTTCAATTTTATTAATCTCCACTTGAGCCATATTTGCTTTATGTAGTTCGGTTTTAAGTTCATGGTTTAGTTTAGCCTGCAAGTCCTTGTCAGGAATCATTTTGTTTACTATGTCACTTACTGGACCTATTAGCTTATCAATCATTTTTTATTTTTCTTTGTTTTCTTCTTTGGTGGTCTACCTACTTTACTTCCGTATGTTCCTTTTCCTTTTGGCATAATGTTTCCTCGTCTATTGTATATATCGATAGTTTTTGGCTTTTGCCTTTAACACTTATCGGTTTTAATAATTTTAACCTAAATTTACAATCTATGGCAGTAGAATAACCAATCAATATGTCTTTTCCTACTTCTTTGGTTGCAGACTCTAATCTTGCCGCTGTATTTACGCAGTCTCCAATAGCAGAGTAATCAAATCTAGTATCGCTACCCATGTTACCTATAACGGCTTCACCAGTATTAATACCTATACCAATATCTATACCTAGGTTTGCTTTCTTCATGTTTTCTTTTATTTCTATAGCAGTTTGTACAGCTGCACTTCTATGATTTGGTAAATCTATAGGTGCATTAAATATAGCCATCATTGCATCGCCAATATACTTATCTACCATGCCACCATATTTTTGCACAGCGTCTGATTGTATTGTCAATGCCTTGTTCATAATTTCAGTTACTTCTTCTGGTTCTAATTTTTCTGACAAAGATGTAAAACCTCTAACATCTGTAAATAAAAATGTTGCTTCTTTTTTTTCACCACCAAGTTTTAATAAACTAGGATTGTCTTGTAATTGTTTTACTTGTCTTGGATCTAAATAATGTTCAAACTGTTTTTTAATTTGTTGACGCAATTTATATTGCTTTTTGTAGTTAATATAGAAGGCAATAGTAGAAGTTATGATTTGTGAGATAAAAGTCCATGAAAAATCTATCAAATAGCCCTTCTGAACGCTAAAAGCTCCTAAGAAGCCTGTGGTGAAGAGCAAAATTACAGCGATACTTAGACCCTTAACCACACCAAGATAATTGATTACAAGCCACGTCAACGACACGAAAATTCCAAAAATTAAAATTTCAGCCACCAATGACCATTCTGGAATCCTTGGAGAGTTTTCTATAAGAATTGACTCAGATAATGCTGCTTGAATTTTGTGTGGTTCTAATAATCCAGCCGGAGTTGCAATTTGTGGCATGATTCCTGGCGCAGTAATTCCAAGAAATACAAACTTACCAGCAACATTCATTTCTTGTAAATCTGTTTGAGGTGTATCTACCCAACTAATCCACTTACGACCAAGACTATCTGTTTTGATCGGTGGTATTCCTCTGACTGATATTTCCTGTATTCCATTATCACTAGTTTTTATAATGTAAGTTCTTGCACCTGTTAGTGCTTTCAATACCTCTGTACCAAAAGAAGAAACATAACCATCTGGTGTTTTAAGTAGTAATGGTATTCGTCTGACTAGATTATCAACATCGGTGGGTGCAGCAGATATACCTTCTTGTATATAGTTAGTTCTAAGGTTGTGAGTATTCTGTACTACACCCTTGGAAAGCATACCACCAACATCAGGTCCTTTGATAACCGTACCAACTGTTTTTGGGTATATTTGATTTGGGTATTCAAATGAAGCCAAAATAGATGTACCATATCTTAACGACTCCGCAAAAAATTCATCACCACCAAATCTATCTGGATGCGGAAAACTAACAACCCAACCCACACCCAATGCACCAGCATCTATAATCTGTTTATGTATTTCTCCTAGTCTTTGTCTTGGTATGGGCCAACCGCCTTCTGCATCTATATCTTCTTCGGTAATGTTTAAAATAGTAAAGTAACCAGAAGGATTTTGTTGAGGCACAAGATAATCAAATACTTTTAGTTTTAGTGTTTCTGTTGGCGTTGACTGATATAAGACAGGCAACACTAATATTATAAGTATGGTGAATAGTAGTCGCTTCATTAATTACTTTGAGTGATTTTTATAGTGCCGCCAGTACCACCATTTATTTTAATAATATTGGATGCACCATCTTGTATAAAGATAACAGTATAACTACCAGCAGAGTCTATATCCACTCTAGCTGTATCGCTAACACTACGCATAAGCGTTAATACTTCTCCTGTTATAAAAGATGTTATCTGCGTGCCTA